CCCGTCCGCACGGGCTCCGAGGAATCCCACCTGTCGGGGGAGCACACGCTCGGCGATCTCCTCCCAGTGGGTTTCCCAGTTGCCACGGGATCCCTTGAGGGAGTTGTAGCGATGGCACATTTCCTCGATCTTGTCCATGGTGCTTTCCTATGTGTACCGGCAGGGGATGGGATCAGACGCTTGCGTTGACCAGCGCAAACCCATGAAGCCGCATCTTTGCCGCGATGGCCGCAGCAGCGTTTGATGCCTTAAAGAACAGTTGGGCCGATACGGATGATGTGCTGGCGGTCACTGCGATTTCAGGCGTTGCCACGCGGAAACGGGTGTTTGTCGGGAATGGCAAGTCCCACGTATCCGAGTACAAAAAGCCGACCCCCACCGTGCCGCCGCCGCCGTTGTTGATCAGGTTCATCTGAAAGCCGCGAAAGCCCACAGGCGTTGTCTCGCTGCGCAGTTCAATGTCCGCAAACCCTTGGATGTAGTCGCCCACCGAATACCCTGTCGATGGCGAGCTTGTCGGGTTGATCTGTGCAAGATTGATGATGCCGGTCTGCAGCGTGGACGAGGCAATGTCCAGTTCGGCGCATTCGCGGTTGTTGACCATCACCTTGCTTACCGTCTGAGTTGTCGGCGTTGCAACCGTGTTGGTGATCGTCAGTCCGTTCGGCACGTTGCCGGTGTAGTTGGTCTTTGCCCCGCTCGACCCCATTACTAGCGAATTGCCAAACAGGCTGTTTGCTGACCCGGCGCGTGGCAGGCTGGGCCACCCGGAAATTCCGTTCTCGACCAGCACATCGCTGATTCGCTTGCCGATCCACACCGCAGCGATTTGCGGGTGAACCGATGCGTCCGTGTAGTTGGCAAAATTGCCCGCGCTGGCCGGGACCGGATAGGCGGTCGTCGTGTCCATGTAGAGGTCGGCCACAGGCACGTAGATGATGCGCGGGTCAGTCGCAGCCTTCGCCTCGATGTAGTCCGTCAGCGCCCAATACTCGGCAGCGTGCGGTGCGGAGTTGTACGACAGCGACGGCAAGCAACCGATCCAGATCGGGCGCGTGCCCATTGCGAAACACGCTGCAAGGGCTGCGTCATATGCGGCCTTCGCCTGCGCCCGAGTGATTGTCCCGGTAACGATTTCCGTGACATCGTTCTCCATCATCTGCAGGATGCAGTAGTCAGGCGCGTTTGGCGTGACAACCGTGGCGAAATAGTCCGTGCCGCCTACGACGCCCATCAGCGTTGCCGACGAAACGCCGGAGTACCCGTAGGCACCATAGGCCAACTGGCTGGAACTGCTTGCGCCGATCTGTTGCTTTGCGCCCGTGCGCGAGAAGCGGAACGGCCAGCCGCTGAAACCCATCGCCCACCAGTACGCGCCGTAGCTGATCGCCTGCCCTGCGGTCGAATACCCCGGCTGATTCATGCGGGCGATGCTGTTTCCAAATGCCATCACGGTCGGGCGATTGATAAACGATTTGGCCGCAATGTCGCCAAAAACGGTCAGCGGGTACGTCCCATCCCCTGACACCAGGGATTGAACTCCTGTGGCCGAATCCTCGTCGATGTACGCAACGCCCGTATCTATTTCATCCACTAGCCACCCAGCCCCCGTCAACGTCGGTCCCGCCATGATCTTCCCCTATGCTGCCATCAGAGCGCCCATGACGCCCGCTTGCTCTGGATTCTTCGCCTGCGCCTCGACCTGCTGCGCCATGGCCTGTTTCTGTTCCGCCTCCTGCGCCGCTTCCTGGCGGGCATCGCGGATCATCTTGATGTCGTCGTCCGAGCGCATGAGCTTGCCCGGCACGCCCAGGTACTGAGCGCGCAGCCGGTCGGCCTCCTCCCAGTCGTAGATGTCCATGAGGGCGGGCTGCGTCTGCGCCTTGGTGATGATGCCGGTCTCCAGTCGATCCATGGCGACGACATCCTCCAGCCGCTGCGCACGTGCCAGCGGGCTGATGTAGCGCACATGGAACTGCCGCCCGGCCAGCGACTGCGGGGGTTGACCCAGCGCACCAGCACGAAACGCCAGGCCGAAGCACCGCTCTACGAACGGCTGCAGGTATTCCGACTGCAGGCGCCCGTACACCGGCCCGAGCAATTGGCGGATCAGGCCCACACGCACATGCACCTCGGTGGCGGTCATCTGCGGGCCATCCTGCGGCTGCAACTGGTCGGCCATGAGCGTGCGCCGGATCTGGGCCTGCAGCTGGGCCTTCATCGTGAAGCTGACGTTGAAGTCGGCGCCGGACTTCAGCTCCTTCATGCTGCCCACGCTGTTGGCCACGATGATCTTGCGCGGGCCGACCTTCACGGTCTTGGGGTTGAGCACGCCATCGTCCTCGGCGATCCACATGCCGGCGATGGCGAGATCCAACGCGGCCTTCTCCATGCGCACGAGCTCGTTGAGCTCCAGCATGTCAGGCAGCGCATCGAACGCCGGGCCGACTGCGTAAGTGCTGCCCGGGATCATCGTCCAGCGCGGGATGGCGCAGGGGAATTCCTCGAAGCCCTGCTCGAGCAGCACATGCTTGCCGTCGACCTCGATGTCGCAGGACATGAACGGCATGTTCTTGGAGAGCTTGGAGCCCACCGCGTACAGCTTGCGCGGCTCGATCACGCGCACCAGTTCGACGTTCTCGAATGGCTTGTCGACGGCCTTGTTGCGCAGCTTGTCCGACACCGTGCCACCGCGCTGGGTGAAGTGCTCGACCGCCTGCTGCGCGGTCATGGTGTATTTGCGGTACACCGTGTCGGCCCGGCCGTCCTGGCGCGTGGAGCTGATGAAGCACTCGGCAATGGGCCACTGCTCGAAGGCATAGCCCCCGCCCACCTCGCGGTTGATGTCCGTGAACAGCACGAACCAGCCCGCGGCCACCATGTCGAGGCAGCACTCATAACCGGCGGCGTCGAAGTTGCCGGCGTGGATGTTCTGCCAGACGGTGTCGGCCGCATCATCCAGCCACTTGCGCTCCTCGTCGGACTCGTCGCCCACGTCCAGGCCGAACCAGCGCGAATTGGCCGGGGTGATGCCGCCCATCAGGCCCGAGGCCAGCGTGCGTGCTGCGTCGGTGCCGGTGCTGTCCAGCCGTGCCGCATTGCGTGCGCGTGCCGTGTCGTTGGTGACGCCCTGGAACCCGGTGCCTCTGACCGGGAAGGTCATGTCGAAGCAGTCGCGCCAGTCGGACTCGTAGGGCGAACGGCCACCCTGCAGTGCTGCCAGGCGGTCGAGGATTTTCTTGGCGTCAGCGGCCATGGCGCAGGCTCCGCAGGTAGTGCACGTACACCTGGGGCGAGAAGTGCGCGCGAATCTGGCGGCGATGGCCACCGCAGACCATGGCGCAAGCCAGTGCGATACGCGTGGGTGTTCGCCGGAAGGGCCAGGCGTGATCGGGTGGCATGCCCATCACTGCCCCAGCGTTGCTTTGCCACCCAGCGCCGGCACGTTGCTCGATGCCGTGTCCACCGCCAGCAGGCTCGATGCCTTGCGGGCTCGGTTGCGCTCTGCGAGTTTGCTGTTCGCCGCCTGGGTGGCCTTGGCCTCAGCGGCTGCGCGCTCGGCGCTCGGATCGGCCAGCGGCGCGACCTTGGGGGCCTTGGGTGCGAGTGCCTTGGCAGCGACTGCGCCACCACCAGCGAGCGCGGCCATCGTGAGCGCGGAGATGCACATGGTCAGCGGTGCGCGTTGTACTGCGGGGCCTCGACCGGGCACACCCAGCCGTCAAGCGTCAGCACGGCGCGGCGAATCTTGGTCGGGTCCACGTCCACGGCGCGCAGGCCCTCGGGCTTGTTGCTGGCGAGCTTCTCGGACATCGCGGCGCTGTCAGCGGCTGCAATGGCTGCATCGCGCTGGGCCTTGTCGTCGGGGGTGGGTTCGCCGGGGGTCTGAACGACGCGCTCAGGTTTGGACATGGGCAGGACTCCTGTCGGGGGGATAGGCCCGCAGTGTCAGCCTGTGCGCTGTTCGGGTTCCCGGAAATTCAGCAGGCGGGCCCACCAACTGCGCGGCGCCGGAGGATCTTGCGGCTTTGGCTCGAATAGCTTTCCGTCAACGCCGCACATGGCCCCAGCTCGGTTTTCGCGCTCGTGGTAGCAAAAATGCGCCGGGCCTCCATCAACGCGGTTTCGGACTCTGCCGCATTTTGGGTGGTGCGACAGTGGGCCGGGGACGCAATGCACGCAGTCTGTGCAAAGTTTCACCGCCGCACCCTCTCCTGCCTGATGCTCCCCGTAATCCTCGGCACAGGCGGATGCATCCTGTGCTGCCACAGCGCCAGCAGCCGATTGCCGTCCGCGTACTTCGGTTCCGCGTCGAGGTTCTTGAACCCGTGCAGCGTGGACACCGGGATGCCGGTTGCCTCGAACACGGCCTGCAGGGTCATGCCGTGCATGCTCAAGTCGATCAGGATGCGGCTCCAGTCGTAGCGCTGGTCGGCGGCTAGGGTTGGGGCTGTGGTCATTGCTTCCACCTTTCTCGCATCGCCCGCAGATGCTGCGCCGCGCTGCGGTTGATGAACTCGGCCAGCCTCTTGCTGGCTGCGGCTTGCATGGCGTCGAGCTGTTCGCGGGTCATGTTGCCTCGTACTCCTTGTGAACCATGCCGAGCGCCTTGTTGCCAACAACGTGCGGGTTGACCCAGCACCAGACGCCTGGGCGATGCTGGCGGGCGTGGCCTCGGCGCAGATGGAGGCGCGGGGATGCGTGCGTGCCGCCTTGGTCAATGCCTTCGTTGCGGGAGCGGTTCAGGTCGATTTCAAGCGTCCATGTGGAAAACAGCGGCTGCCGCCCCATGGCGCGCAACACGCTCTGCTTGGATGGCTTTGGCTTGAACTCGGTGCGCTTGATGTTGACGCAATTGAGCGCCCCCAAGTAGCAGGCAAGCCATTGCAGAAGTTCGACAACGACGTCTGCGTTTTCGTTCCCATTGGCGGGGAATAGCAGGCGCCAACTCTCCCCGTCTGCATGCCCTGCGCCAATCAGGCACCACGCCCCTTGTGGCCCCACTCGCTGCAACATGCAGAAATCAAATTTGCCACCTGCGTTCTTGCCCTCCCTTGCCAAAATCCCAGACAGGCAGTCGCCACTGGAATCGCAAATCTCAAACCAGCAGACAGGCATCGGCAACCGAATCAGTTCGTTGACGATTCTTAGCCCGTCGCAAACCTCCGGTTGCGCAACAAAACACATCGCATCTTTGCTGAATTTCTTGAAGAATCCAACCGCAACATCGTTCTGCTTTTCGCTGTTTGCTTGGTCAATGAGCCAACGCTCCCGGTTGAGCGAATCAATTGCTTCGTGCAGATGGTTTTTCATCCCTGCCCCTCCTGATGCCACACAACCGGCCGCTCCGACTGCCGCTGCACCAGCCAGCTCGATGTCCCCGCGATCTTCGACAGCAGCAGCCACGGAAGTTTCGCCTTCGCAGCCTGCCCCATCGCCTGCTTGCGGTGCGCCGTGGTGATCGCCGCGCAGTTCTTCACCTCGACGCTGTACGTGCGCCCGGTCGCCAGTTCGCAGGCCCAGAAGTCCTCCGCCTGCGTGCCGCTGTTGAGTTCGGCCACGGACCAGTCGCGGGACTGCAGCAGGTCGCGGGCTTCGCGTTGGCCTTTGCGGCCTTTGTTGCGGCTGGCGGCGCTCATTCAAGGGCCTCCGAGCAGTCGCCATGCTGTTGCTGCCACTCGCCCCGATGCTGGTTCGCCGTCTTGTCTTCGGTGCGCTTGATGAACTGACAGTTCATGCAAAGGATTTGGTAGTCGTCGGGCTGGTACGCCGCCTTTGCCTTGCGATACACGCCGCGCTATCCCAACTCGGCGCGCTCTGCGTGCCGCAGTTGTGCGCACGGCAGGCAGATGATGGCCCGTTTGTCCAGGCCTGCCACCGTCATATCGCAGCGGTGACACCGGCTCATGTAGTTGCCAGGCGCGTACCCGTACTGCTTCAGGTGCAGCCAATCTGGCGGCTCGTGGCCTTTGGCGCAGCGCCATAACTCGCCAAGCCTTCCGCCAGCCTGAACCACGCACGCACGCCCAGGCCCACGGCCAGCGCCATCGCAGGTGCAAGGCTTGCGCGCGTCGGCTACAGGCCTAACCACACGGTCAACTTGACCCGCCACGGCGCCCGGGTTCTCCACGTTCTCAGCGTCCATCGTCGCTCCTTTGCGCCCGCGTGGCGGGCAAGTTACCTAGGCGTTAGGCCGCTCCAGCTTCGCCAGTTCATCAGGCAGGGCGCGGATGCGGTCGCTCAGTTCTTGCAGCACCTCGTGCGGGTCCGGGCTACTCGGGCGGAACACCATCGTCCGCCCGTCTGCGGTGTTGACCGGCGCCGGGTACAGAAGCGAGTGAATGCCTGTCAGCAGTTTCACGGCGGCGTCAACCCTGGCGCGGGCTTGCTCGCGCTCGTAGTAGCGCACCTCGGCCTCGCGCTCCAGGCGTTCCAGCCAGTCGGCGCCCTCGTCGCAGGCTTGCCGGCTCACCAGCACCATCACGCCGTCCATGTCGCCCTGCTGGTAGGCGGCGCGCAGTGCGGCGGCTATCTCAAGCGGCCTAACCTGGCGCTCAAGCGGAGCACCAACGGCCTGGGTAGGTTCACTCATTTCTCGTCCTTTCGTGCGGGCCGCTGGTGCCCGCTTAGCTCTACGTTGTCCATCCGAGGAGTTTGCCGCCGAGGATGCCTCCACCAGCGCCTGCGAAAAGAGCCAGCTCATTCACACCACCCCCTGCGAAACCGCGCGCGCAGGCGCGAAGGGCTTGAGGATTGACCACATCTCCTGACGCAACCATTCGGCGTGTTCGGGTTGGCCCACATCCCGCCAGGCTTGGACTTGCGCGGCTATGCGTTGCTGCTGTTCGGCGGTCATGCCAGATCCCCGGTGAGCGTCAGGGCCAGATCCACCACCTCGGGCGGGAAACTGTCGCCAGCGCGGACGCAGTTCAGAATCACGTGGGCTTCGGCGTAGGTCATAGCTGAGCACCTCCGGGATGCAGTCCGAGCGCGTTTTTGTAGCACCGGATCTGGTTCGCGTTCAGCACATCGCCGGCATCGTGGCGAGACTTGAGCCGGCGCGCCCAGGCTTTCATGTCACCCGCGTCCGGATCGGGCTTTTTCATGCCCTCGATGACCGCCTTGCGCACGGACGGATGCGCTGGCGCCTCGTTCGTCAGGATCGGTGTATCGGCTGCCGGCTTCTGCAGGCACAGGGCCTTGAACTGCAGCGCGGATGGCGGGAATTCTGCAGGCAGGTGCTCCAGCGCGTACTTGATCGAATCCGGCCGGATGCCGGCCAATTCCGTCGCCCAGGTGGTGCGAACAAGGTTGGCATCAATGCCCGTCCACATGTTCGTGAAGCGGTTGCCGTACAGCCCCGTCAGGCGGGCGAACAGCGCGTCGATCCAGTTTTCAGGCAAGGGTGGGTGCATGGGAATCCTTCGGGGATGCGAGTCCGCCGGTCAGGGCGTTGATGGTTCTGGCCTGGGCGGATTGCCGCCCCTGTGGGCTGCTCGGCAGGAATAGCCCCTGGTTCCCGCCGATCGCCGCGTTCTCCAGCGCCGTCGCGTAGTCCAGGCCTGCGGCCCTCCACTCGGCCAGCTTGTCCACGGCCATCTGCCTCTGCTCGGGCGTGGCCTTCTTGCGTTTTGCCGTGCTGTGCCACACGTCCCAGTGCTGCCGGTTGATCCAGTCGGGAGGTTCAAACGCGGGCGCTCGCGCCGGTTTTCTGTCTTTCTTAGTGTCTGGTGTCTGGTTACTGGGGACTGGGGACTGGAGAGCATTGCGACCGTCATGCGATCCGGATGCGTTCGCATTGCGTTCGTCTTGCGGTTTCGACCACCTGGCGTTCGCACTTGCACGCGCTTTTTCTTGCTTGGCAATGTACCGCTGCAGGTCAGCATCGCACCGGGCCTGGTGCCAGCCATCAGCCTGCAAGGTGAAAAACTCCTGCAACACCGACTCGACGGCCTCGCGCTCCTCCTTGGTTCGGGCGCCCACCAGGCGCTGCACTTGCTTGACGTCGGCCGGCAGCGGGCGCTCGGTCGCGTAGTACTTGCGGATCATCCGGCTGTAGGCCGCATCCTCGACAAACGTCAGGTGCGCCGTTGCCTCGGCATAGTCACCAATGTGGTGCTCGTAGTAGTTCATGCGCGAGCCCACTCCCTCTCATGCCGCGCCGCAGGAGAACTGGCAGACGATGCGGGTCATCCCAACATCCCAACAACCATGCGCGCCCGCTCACTCGCAGCCTTCGCCGCCGCCTGATTCATGGCCTCCGCCCGCGCCTTCGCCAGCGCCAGCACCTCGAGCCCACCCGGCCACTTCAGCAGCCGATTGCGCAGCGATGAGTGCGGGATGCCCATGGCCTGGGCAACGCCGCGCAGTGTGCCGCCGTCCTTCATCGCAGCCACGGCAACGTCAAGCGGCAGCGGGGTCGGCTTCGCGCCGGGCGTCTTTCCCATCGTGCCGCGCAGCTCGGGGAACCGCGCGATCGACTGGTAGTTGATGGCCTTCTTGCTGCAGCCGAAACGCTCGGCCACGTCCGCCCAACTCTTGCCCAACAGCCGGTACTCGCGCACCTCGTCGAAGTCCAGGCGCTCAATCAGCGGCTTGGTCTTGCCACTTCGCGGCAGGCGCTGCTTGGGCATCTCGGGCTTGCGCGTGCTTTTCTTTGCGACCAGCGGCTCGTTGAAATTGCCCGCCGCAATCTTGCGCGCGTTGTGTTCGCTGGCCTTGCGCGCGACGGTGGCGGCAGACTGCAGCGGGGCGAATACGCTGGGCTGGCCGGTCTGCCAGTTGAAGGGTGATGGGTTCATGCGGCCTCCAGTTCTGCAAACAATCCAGATTCCTGCGTCTCGCGGGCCTCCGAAAGATTGCGCTTTGCCAGCTCCCAATAGCTGCGCTTCAACTCGGAGCCAACGAACTTGCGCCCCATCTCAATTGACACATAGCCCTCGGAGCCGATCCCGGTGAAGGGCGAGAAAACAAGATCGCCCGGATTGCTCCAAAGCTCCATAGCTCGCTCGATCACGTCAAGCTGCAGCGGGCAGATGTGGCGCTCGTCGTCGGATTCGCGGGCGGTCTTGAATTGCAGCGTGCGCGATGGGTTGATGTCCATCCAGACCGGGCTGGCGTACCGCTGCCACTTCTGCACCGGGAACGACTCGTGTGTGTGGCTGATGGGTTCGGCGTTGTCGCCTGGCTTGCGTACCGTCACCAGGTAATCGGCGATGCCCTGGCGCGACATGCTCGAATCTTTGCGGATGGTCTTGTGCAGCAGTCCGAGCGCCTTGGTGCGCTGCATGGCTGTTACAGGGTCCTTCCAGATCGTGACCTTGCTGTGATAGATCCACCCTTCCTCGGTGAACATGCGCGTCAGTTCGCCCGTGAAGTCGTGCAGGCCGATCACGCCATCGCGGAACTTGCTGGTTTGCAGGTCCATTGCGTGGAACGACAGCAGGCGTCCGGGCTTGATGACGCGGTACAGCTCGCGCACCAAGAAGCGAAAGTGCTCATAGAACTCACTCGTCGTCTTGCAGTTCCCCATGTCGCGGTCGCTGTTGGAATAGGTGTAGAGCGATGCGAACGGCGGAGAAAACACGCTGTAGTCAATGCTGTTGTCGGGCATATCGCGAGCCACTTCAACGCAGTCGCCCAGGTGCAGCGTCCAGCCATTGCCGGCTACCACTTCGCGCTTGTATTCGCTCTTTTCCACCGTCGCCCCTTTGATTGATTGGCGCGTCAACTCGCGCATGTGAGACACCATCGAGTCGGCCATCGTGTCGGCCTGCTCTTGCTTGCGTTCGAGATTGGCCTTGACCGCGCCCTCGGACTCGGCGGACACAAGATGGACGTTGACCACCGCCGATTGACCGAATCGATAGCAACGGCGCACGGCTTGATAGAAACTCTCGTAGCTGTCGTCCAGGCCGGCAAACACCACATCGGCGCAGTGCTGCCAGTTCATGCCGAAACCTGCAATAGATGGCTTGGTGACGATGACGCGTTTCTGGCCATGCGTGAAGGCCATGATTGCGGCCTCCTTCTGATCCAGCGTCATCGAGCCGGTAACCTCAACGGCATCGGGGATTGCATCGGCCAGCGCCTTGCTCTCGTCATTCAAGTGGCACCAGACGATGGCGGGGCGGTCGTGGCTGTTGACCAGATCGGCGGCGACCTTCACGCGCTCCTGCAGGCTCCCGCGCTTGGCATCGCGGCGCTCGGTCAGGGTCTGTGCAATACCGCTGAATAGCTGGCCCGGCAGCGCCTCGGGAGACTCGATGATGTGCTCGTGCATCTTCAAGCCTGGCAGCACATACCGCGCACCATCAAAGCCGAGGTCTGCGGGATTGCGAATGCACACAGCCCACGCACTCATCCACTCCCAAAAGCGCGCCTTGCCGTGGCCCTTCAATCGCCACTGGCTGGTGTCGCCGCCATCGTGGATAAAGAACATGGCGAGCATTTCAGTTGCCGTCATCACCCCGAGAAACTCGGCTTGATTGCCTAGCTCCATGTGGTCATTCGGGCTAGGCGTGGCGGTGCAGGAAAGCCGGTACGGCGTGTCCTGAAACATCGCCGTGATCCGTGCTCGCGTCTTGCTGTCGTGCGCCTTCAGGATGCTTGACTCGTCCAGCACAACGCCCGCGAAGTCTGCCGGATTGAATCGATCCAGCATTTCGTAATTGGTTATCGTGATGCCCGGCTGCGCATCCTTCTGATCGCGGCAATACCGAACGTGAATGCCGAACTTCGCCGCTTCCTCGACCGTCTGCTGCGCCACACACAAGGGAGCCGCAATCAGCACATCGCCGCCAGTGTGCTCATTGACCTGCCGCGCCCATTCGGTTTGCATGGCAGTCTTGCCCAGGCCGGTATCGGCAAAGATCGCCGCCCGCCCACGCCTGCAGGCCCATGCGACGATGGCCTGCTGAAAGTCGAACAGATCGCCGCCCATGTCCTGCGGATCAAACCCGACCGCGATACTTGTCGATGCCTTTGCCTTGATGAATGCGTCGCAGTCATCTAGAATTTCGCCAGCCATATCACTCCTTTTTAGTGGTTGTGGTTAGAAGCCCGGTCACAGTTGCTGCTGTGGTCGGGTTTTGCATTTGTGGCGACAGCATCTTGCGAAGCTGTGCCACGCCCCATCGGTCAAGCTGGCGCATCGTCGTCTCTGCCAGAAATCCCGACTTGTTGTGCGCAACCTCCACCCGATCCCCCAAGAGTCGGATTGTCACGGTCGGCAGTTCAATGGTTTGCATGCCTGCATTTTGCATCGGTTGCAATGGGAGCGTGATTGATTTTGCCTATGGAGGATTTTTTGAAATAGAAAATATCAAATATACAGGCGTGCGGCATAGGTTCAAAATTCACCCATCGCAGCAACGCCCGCACAACGCGGCCACAGGAGAAGCAAGATGACCGGCAACTTTCCCCCCGCAATCGCGCAGGCCCTCGCAGCCTTTGCGCCTCCGCAGTCCGAAGTCCACCGCGTGCCGGTGACCAACTTCAACGACGACGACATCTATGAGTTTGACGCGCACACGTTCGAGATGTTCGCGCAGCACTCGCCGCAGCGTGCGGACTTGGTCTACCTGCTGCCAGTGGGCGGGCCTATGGCGGGCATCGGGATGCTGCACAACGGGCATTCGCTGGCACGCGGGATGCGGGTAAAGAACCTCGGGCTGTGGGTGCCGCGCAAGTCGACCGGCTCCATTCCGGCGTTTTTGATGATGGGGGCGGCATGAACTTCACGCCTTCCGAATGGATGCCGATCGGCATGGTCGCCGGTTTTGTGGCGTGGATCGGCTGGGAGTTGTACCGGGCGCCGGTTGAGCGCGACGACATGACCCGCAGCGAACAAGAGGACGCCGCAGACGATGCGGCTGACTCGATGCGCGGGCAGCTGGATCACTTGCGCAAGGATGGTGTGCTTTGAACACGCGCCGCTATCCCCGCACCCTCCAGCAGGCTTTCGGACCTTACACCGACAACACGCTGCACCCGATGCGCGAACCCCGCACCCGGCATGCGCAGGACTGGATCTTGTATGCGGTCGCTGTGGTGGCCGTGGTTGTGGTGGGGGTTGTGCTGTGAGCGCCCCCATGCACCCGGTCGGCCTGCACCGCCACATCCCCGCCACCGATTACCACGCAGATCCCGGCGTCAGTAACTCCATGCTGTCGGCCATGAACAAGACCCCGGCGCATTGCTGGGCGATGTACCTGGACCCCGAGCGGCCGGCCAACGAGCAGACCGCCGCCATGCGCGCCGGCAGCATCATGCACACCTTCGTGCTGGAGCATGACCAGGTCGCCGCCCGGTACGCCGTCAAGCCGGACGGCATGAGCTTTGCCACCAAGGACGGCAAGGCCTGGCGCGAGAACGTGGCCGATGGCGTGGAGATCATCAGCGCCGAGGATGCCGCCAAGGCCAACGCACAGCGCGCCGCGATCTGGCGCGTGCCGTCGCTGGCCAAGCTGCTGCAGCACGGCTTCGCCGAATCGTCGTGCTTCTGGACGGATGAAGCGACCGGCCTGCGTTGCCGTGCGCGCCCCGACTGGATACACCCGACCGGGCCGAAGTCGTGCATCGTGGTGGATCTGAAGTCGATCCACGACCTGACCGCCGAGTCCGTGCAGCGCGCCATTGCGCAGTACGGCTACCACCGCCAGCAAGCCCACTACCGTAACGGCGTCACGGCCTGCGGTCTGCTGGTGGAGGAGTTCGTTTTCGGCTTCGTGTCCGCATCGTTCCCGTACCTGGCTGCAGCGTTCGTCATGGACGACGAGTCTGCCGGCCAGGGTCAAGAAGAAGTCGCCGAACTGCTGGCGAAATTCAAAGGCTGCCTCGATGTCGGGTACTGGCCCGCGTTCGGTGGCGGCTATGCCCCGACGAGCCTGCCCCTGTGGGCGCGTCGTTCTCAAGAACTGGAGGTGTCCTTTGCCAACGATTGATGTTTCTGACCTGCGCCCGACGATCATCCCGAAATCCGATCAATTGAATTCCGAACAGCTGCTCGGCGGCCCCATGACGATCACCGTCACCAGCGTGCAGGTGAGCAGCAACCCGGAGCAACCCGTATCGGTTCACTACGAGGGCGAGCAGGGCCGGCCATTTCGCCCCTGCAAGACCATGCGCAAGCTGCTGGTGTTCGCCTGGGGACCGGACGGCAATGAATGGGCCGGCAGGTCGATGACGGTCTACAACGACCCGTCCGTCAAGTTCGGCGGCGACGAGGTGGGAGGCATCCGCATCAGCCACTTGTCGCATATCCCCAAGGCCATCGAGGTGTCGCTGACCAGCACGCGCGGCAAGAAGGCACTGTACCGCGTGGCACTGCTGGAGACGACCGACGCCAAGCACCTGAAGGAAATGCGCACCGCCGCCGATCTGGACACGCTGGCGGCTGCGTTCAAGGCTGCATGGAAGTCCACGACCTCGGAGGCCCGCCGCGAGTCGTTCAAGCTGGCATACGACCGGCGCAAGGCCGAGCTCCCCAAGCCGGTGATTGACCC